TATTGGTCGTTGTTTGTCGCCATTCTTTTGTCGTCGTCGCTTCATCTAAATCCATCGTACCGAGCAACCCTGCGTCTTCTTTCCGTCCGATGCGCAACCAGTCTGACCAGTTGTCGATGTAACGTCTGCGTGTCCATGCTTCTCCAACGGTCGGCATGATATATGTTTGCACAATAATGTTCAGCCCGATATCACGAACTTCAAGCACACCGGACTGCTCGCCCGGCGGGAAGTTCAGTGCCTCTGTGGCATAAGACCCTCTACTGACAAAGTGCAAACCCCCTGTTATCAAATCGTTTATATTGATGCCTTCTTCCAATATCGACCCTTTAATCGCCTTTTCAACATTCGCATCCATCTTGTTAAAGGTGATGGAATCGTCTGCCGGCACCGCATTAATTTCTGCCTCGCCTGCAATCATTTGAAGCAACTCATCCGATAAGTGTATCTGTTCGAGTTTACCTTCATTAAAATCGACGTCATCTATCGTCAATTCGCCCTTACGCACTAGGCCTTGTAGTGTACCAAGCAGGGCAGTATACTGCTCTTCTGTGAGTTGTCCTTCAATAGCTAAATCCTGTAAAGTCTTCCCGTGTGCATTAATCGTTTCAATCGCCTTATTTATGATGTTCCGTGTCGCTGATCCGTGTACTGTCGTGATTCTCGGTATCACCGTACCACTCCTTTCATAATAAAAATGACCAGGCACATCAGTGCCTAGTCATATAAAAATCTGAAATCTATATCAAAATCAAACCGATTCAATCCTCTGATTTCCCACTCATTCCACCCTCTGTTTACTGTTAAAAATGTTGCATTGGTAGCGTGAAGGAAATTACTATTTGCTAAAGTGATTTGGTGTCCCTTTAACCTCAAGATCATGCCAGATCGAACTGGAGCATTTAAAACAAAGACGGTGCCGTTTCCATCGACGATTTCTATTTTGTCTGTATCTTCTCTTGCGATTAAAGTGACGATACTCTCTTTTTGTTGGATGAGTTTCAGGGCCTCAGTGCCAGCATTGTAAAACCGGGGGTTTTGATTACTGAACGAATACCGCCATCGCTCTTCCTCACTGCTCAATCCCATGCCATACGCCCACTTGTCGTTCCAACGGATGCCCTCGGCATCGATGTCTGCTGTAGTGTGGAGGGATTGCTTAAACGGTGTGTCGATGATTTTTAGAGGGATTTCAGGAATTGCGATTTCAGGTGTCTGCCTGTCGATGTCGTAATCGTCATTGACAATCACTTTAATCAATTTAAAGGGCTGTTGTTCTTCAGCCACAAAGAATACACCAAGATTTCTAAAGAATGAATATAGTGCATCCCGTTTCATACGGAAGTCTGTTTCATCCATGCCGAAAACCATTAGTACGATACTAACTTGCCTATCTTTGGCATA